TACTCACCTTCTAAATACGGAACTTCAGCAGTTGTGGTATTTCCTGCAAGTGCTTGAATTAAGTCAGTAGCGTTAGAAAAAGTTCCCGTTCCGTCAGTTTTTGAAGAGTGTCTTACATAAACTCGACCACCATGAGTAACGTCTAAATCAGTAGATAAATTCCAACGTAATCTTACAAGTTTATCGCTTATAGGTTCTGCCGTTAGCCCAGTAACATCCCCTGGAACTGCACTTTTTCCTACAGCAATATGTGTAAAAGTTGTTGGGTTTGCTGAAGATTCAAGGTTTGAACCAACACTGACTAATTCAAAATTATAAGTACCTTCTAATGAATCCAGTATTTGAAATTCTGGTGTTAATGATCTTAAAGTTTTAAAATTACCATTGTCTACTTGGTATTTTAATTCATAATGAATGGCCCTTGGAACAGAATTGAAGTCTATATTCAGTCTTGTTCTTGCTCTATTACCTTCTGTAAAAAATTCTTCAACAACGTTAGGAGCAGAAGGAGCAGGAACAGGTTCGTTTAATACTGTTATATTTCTAACAGGTAGTGCAGATCCATCTTCTATAAACGCAAACTTTCCTGAGTTATAGGCCGTTCCAACAATCGCATAATTATCCTTATCTTCTGTTACACTTACGACTCTCCATTGAGTAGTCTGTAGGGTTGTATTTTCAAGTATCCAAATACTGTTTCTATTAGGAGCAGAGGAAAAAGCAGATGATACTGTAATTACAGCACCAGAAATACTACTTACATCTCGTTTTTCTACAGTGCCGTTAGGCATAACAACACTTATTGTTGCGTTATTTGTAGCATCTAGATCGGTATCTGCTGTGTTATCAACAGTAATAGTTGTAGTTGTTGCAGAGCTAATACGACCACCTCTTCTTAATCCTGCCCTTACTGGATCGCTTACTTCAATTACTTGCCCTGGTCTAACAACTACACCCTCGCTTATGCCTGTAGTAAAACTGATAGTCTCAGTAGAATTTTGCTCTTCAAATAAAATGAATCGGCCTAATCTTCTTGCTTGGTTTCTAGAAGTACAACCAAAACCTGTTATCTTTTTATGAATAATTCCATATTTATTTTTAGCAGCAGTATCTTCGACAGTCTCAAAATCTGGCTCTTGATTAGTCATGTCAAAATAAGATACAGACACAACAGTTGACCTTGTTTTTAAACTTGTACCAGAATATATAAATCCTTCAGAAGTTACGTTTGATAAGTTGAATAAATAACTGGCATCTGTAGGTCTATCTTGAGTGAGAGTTAAAGATCCTGCACCCCAAAATGTCATAGCTCTCATTACAGAACTGAGAGCCATTACTGTTTTAAAAGCATCTGCTCTTTGATTTAAAACTACGTTACAACTAAATCTAGGTTCTTGACCTCCTTGACCATCATCAACTAATGCAGAAGAATAAACGGAAGCACTATAAAAAGAATATTTATCTAGTTGAGCTTCAGTAATATGTTCTCCTAGTCCATATCTACTATTTGTTATGAGATCAAATAAAATCCATGCAGGATCAGTTGTCCAATGTGTAGTTGTAGTAAGCGTTCCATTAAAAATACCACTATAAATTAATCTTCCATTTGCTTGATCCACAGTTGCATTATGAGGAATCTTAACTTTTACTCCACGAATCCTATATAAACGTCTTGGGATACTAGGAAACTGTTCTGCGTCAAAACGTAAGTAAGTATGAGCTACATTTGGATATGGTCTTTGTTCATCTATTATCTTTGTAAAAGATGACCACCTAAATGTATCTGTTACTTTTTCGCTTGTGCTATCAGCAGTGTCTCTACCAACTGTTATTGAAATTGGGAAAACTGTATCTTCTCTTAAAGTAATTCTAAAATCCCTAGAATACGCACTTCTTGATTTACCCCTAACACTAAAGGCAGATGTTGGTACTGTAAGTAAATTTAAAAATCCACCAGGGCCAGTACCAGTAATTTGATTCTTATCAAAACGGGTTGTTCTTCCGTTATTTTCAGTAATTAATATAAATACATCGACTTGCCTTCCTATATTTTTACCTTCATCATTAATGGAAACTAATGCATCAAAACGTATTGTGACTCTAATTTCATCAATATTAGATTCAGATACTGTTCGGGTAACAGATGCAGCATTAGTTACTGGAGCATTTACACTAACTTCTGTTTCTATATCACTGACAACGGGTATAGAAGTTTGATTTGCTGTTCCAAAACGAGTTTTAAATAAAATTCTTTGAAAGTTAAAATCCGCATCCGTTATATTACTTGAATCTGCTGATGATTTTACAATAGGTGTTTTGTCTAAAAATATATCTTTTAAAGATGCTTTATTGTAAGCATCAGTTCCTTGAGTAAGTCCTGCTGCTGAAGGAAAACCTTCAATCTCTCCCTCACTTAAAACTTCTACAATATTTACTGCTTGCCTACTTTGTACTGAAGGAGCAGTTGGAGTGACAGTACCGCCACCACCTCCAAACCATTTAAAAGGGTTTAATTGAATTTCCTTCCTTTCAGGTATTTTAAACATTATGTTCCTCCTGAGAAGTCCTCTGTATCAATTCCTGCTGATACTATTATAGATCCAGTAAAAACTTCGCCATAAACTACTGGAATTGCACTTCCAGCATTTATGGTATTTAAAATTCCATTAAAATTAAAACTATTTGGATCGTCAAAGCTGTCGTTGCCTGGTGTAGGAGTTAACATCTCGGCTGCTCCCGATAATGCTAAATAGATACCAAGATTTCCTGCTGCTGCTAATAAAGTTGTTCCTAATGTTGCCGTAGTTCCAGCAGTTAAACCAAACCCAAGTCCTCCTCCTGCCCCAAACGCAACTCCAGCAGCACCTCCAGTTACCACAACCGCACCTATAAGAACTACTCCTAATAAAAATCTTCCAAGACCTTTTCTAGCACCAACAGCTACAGGTACTATTTTTATTTCTTGTTGGCCGACAGGCACATCCAATTCTTTTTCGTTTATTTCATATTCTCCTACTTTTACGCAATAGTTTTGTTCTATCATATGCGATTGCAAAGCAGGAAAATTTGCTGTTAAAAATCTAATAGCATCCACTGTAGAGTTTATTTTAGCTTCAAAAGTACTTTGTCCTAAAAAACGAGCTAGTCTGCCGTAAACTTTTATTTTACTGAGCATAGCGATACCTCTTCTTTGTACATTCTATCCATTTTTCATCATAAGTTTCTCTAGAACTAAGTCTTTTCACACAATGTTGAAGGATAGTTTGATCTCCTACATATAAAGCCACATGATCTAATTTGCCTGTATTAGTTGTGTCCATAAGTAAGACATCTCCAACTTCTGTCTCATCATTCTCATCTATCTCTACAAAACCTACTTTGGGTAAACCATATTCAAACAAAGGAGATTCAGAAAATTCTTTTGGACTTTTAGGTCTTTTCCAATGTTTTATAACTATATTTTTCTTTTGTTTATACCAATCAGTGATTAAACTCCAACAATCTTGAATATCCCATACCCATTCTCTACCAATTAGACCTTTTTCATATCCAGAAGGCTCAAAATAATACCAATCTGCTGTTTCTGGAGTGACAATATGAAAGGGTAAGTCTAAATATTCACAACTGGCAAGATCAGCCTGACTAGGTGTGGGAGGATGATTTGGATGGCTGTGAAATACAGCTACAATCTCGCCTTGATCTTCAGCATTAATCCAATCATCAGGATCTAAAATAAACTGTTCTCCTAACTCTTCAGCAAGATTTTTACAGGGAAAATATTTTTCTTTCCCTTTATAAACAGCTACTAAACCACAGGCTTCATGCGGTGCATCTTTTTTTGCGTGTTGTAAAGCAATATCTTTCCAAGTCATCCTCTAAACGCTCCAATGCCAGGAAACAAATCCTTAGTTGCGATTCTTGCTGGCAGCTTTACATTTACTAAATCTAAAGCAGATTGAGCTTCCCATGTAACTACGTTTCTATTTTCAGTGACTTTTCTATCTAAAAAATAAATTTCCTGCGGAAACTCTGCTGTTGGATCAGGAGTTCCATAAGGATTTGTATTTCCATCAAAATTCACAGCATCTAAAAAACGTGCCAAGGTTCTTATTCTTGTAAATTTTGCACCATTAAGATCGTTACCGACAGTTGTTGCATTTACATCCTGCATTATTGCTGTTAATGTTCCAAAAATATTACTTACTGAAATCGTTGGTCTAGGTAAAGTACCTCTTGAGCCAAATTCAAATCCATTACATTCAATAGGAA